TTATTCGTACAATGGTACTGGATATGATTTAGAATTAGCAACTGTTCCAACTGTTAGTGGTGCATTAACAGAACGTGTCCGCATTAATTCGGGTGGTCTAGTCGGAATCGGCACAAGCACGCCAGCTAAACAATTAGACATTTTAAGTTCAGTATCTACAAATACTGCACAATTAGTAGTGAGTGATACAAGTACACAAAGATTGTATTTAGGTACTTTTAGTGATAATGGATATATCTCTTTTGGTGGTACTTATCAAGGTGCTTGGTCTGCAAACGGTAGTAACGCAATAGCGTTAATCAATTTTAGTGCTGTTAGCGGTGCGTCGGCAATAACTTTCGGTACTTCTACTTCCAACGGTGCTGGTCCTACTGAACGCGGTAGGTTTACCGCTGGCGGAAATTTTCTAATCGGCACAACGACAGACGCGGGGCAAAAGCTGCAAGTAAATGGAGTAGTGGCAACTGACGGTGTAAAATTCCCAGCAACGCAAGTACCAAGTGCAGACGTAAATACTTTAGATGATTACAAAGAAGGAACTTTTACTCCTTCAATAACTTTTGGCGGTGGATCTACTGGAATTACTTATTTTGATAGAGCAGGAGTATATACAAAAATTGGAAGGCAAGTAACTTGTACTATTTATATTGGATTAACTTCAAAAGGAACCAGTACAGGACAAGCTAAAATAACTGGACTACCCTATACAAATGGTAACTATAACAGGGGTTCTCAATCCGCTGCAAGTATAAGATTTGATAACATAACTTATACTGGAACTCTACAACTTACAATAGGTGCAAGTTCTTCAGAGATTGCATTTGAACAAGTAACTGAAGCTGGTGTAGATAGTCAAATAACAGATACAAATTTTAATAGTGATAGTGAAATGAGTGTTACTATAACTTACTTTGTATAAATAAATAAAATAAAAATGGGATATTCAATTCAACCAGTCCAAATATGGACTAACGGAACAGCCGCAACAGGCAACTACATTGACGCTAGTATCGTTAATGATAATTTAAGCGATTACGCGCAATTTTACTGGCAGATTAGTAACGTTACAACAGATAGCGAGGGCGCTGAAACAAAGCAAAGCCTTGCGCAAGGTAATACTACAATAAGCGGCGCTGACTATATTGTATGGGGTGAGGCTACTGATATAAATTTGGCTGCCTATCAGTATATTTGTAGCAAATTAAATTTAACTCTAATACCTTAAAAAAATGGACAAACTACAGGAACTAAAAGCACAGGCTTACGATCTATTAGCTAATATCGAATGGCTACAGGCTAAGCTACGCGAAACTAACGCGGCAATCGCTGAAGAAACTAAAAAGCAGCAAGAAAATGGAAAGTCAGGTAATAGCGATAATAGTAACTAGTATTTTTAGTGCGGGTGCGTCGTGGGCTGTACTTAACCAGCGCGTAAAAGCACTAGAGGACAAGGCTAGTAAAAACGACGATCACGATCAGCGTTTAACTAGGCTAGAGACTAAGCTAGATATTTTGCTAGAGCATTTAATTAAAGACTAGTGAAAACGCAAACCGTTAGACTGGTAGATCTATTTTTTATAGCGCCCTATTTACTAATAGCCGCTACTAAACCTAAGCTATCTAAAACGGATCGCGCTATCGTTATTGCTATCGCTGCGGGTACTTTTTACTATAACGCTATAAACTATTTTAAGTATGAAACTAAAAAAACCGCGTAACTGGAAAACTACATTTTTCGGTTTTACAACTGTATTAAGTGGCATAGCACTAATACTGAAAGGATCTATTGTAGAAGGAGTAGCAGCTATAACTACTGGACTAGGTCTAGGAATGGCTAAAGATTTTGATAAAACAGGGATCTAATGAGACAGGCAATAGTAGTAGCTGCTATAGTGTTACTATTGCTAATTAGCAATAAAGTGAGCGCTGAAAAGATCATAGCACAGTTTGAAGGTTTACGCCTTAAAGCGTATCAAGATACTGCGGGCGTATGGACTATCGGCTACGGTACTACTAAAAACCCTGATACTGGACAAAAGATCAAAGAGGGAGACACAATTACTAAGGCTAAGGCGCTAGACTGGCTAAAAAAAGATACAGCCGCTTTTAAAGCTGGCGTAGAAAAGCTAGTAAAAGTACCAGTAAACGATAATCAATTAGCAGCCCTTACTAGTTTAGCTTATAATATCGGGCTTACAGCTTTTAGCAGATCTACATTACTGCGCTATTTAAATAGTAATGTAGCTAAAGAGCAAGTAGCAGCGCAGTTTTTACGCTGGAATAGATCAGGCGGGCAAATTGTACGCGGGCTAACTATTAGGCGTAAGCTAGAAAGCGATCTATTTTTAACCTAAATAGCTGATTTTTATATCTTTTTACTATCTATCCAATTACAGGATAGATTTTTTTTTGTTTATATCATTAAAACTGCTATAAATTCGTATCGACAAACGATTTTTTTATTTAAACTAAACCACTATGCAAACCTATCTACAGGATCGCGCAGAGATCCTAGAGCATTTAAAGCGCTTACAGGGTAAAGTAAATACCCTACAATTTGTTTACAAACATCTTTACCAAATTGACGTAAAGCTAGAAATTACGTTTAGGACTGGCGATCGTATTTTACTAGATCAGCTGCTAATACCCTTTAGCCTAGAAATGGAAATTAAAAACCTTATAGGCGATAGTATCGACGAGTATCAGCGGCAAATTGTAAACCTTACAACGCTAGCCAATGAAAACGATCAAAGTAATAGTTGAACTGCTTTACGTTTATTTATTTTGCTTACCACTATGCGTAAGCCTACTAATTTTAATAGAGATAGCCTATTTTCCACAAACGATTAAAAACTTTACAAAATGGATAACCCAAATTATCAAGCGCCCGCTTTCCCGCCACAAATAGCACAAGACAATCTAGGACGACTAGTAGCCCCTATTGCTGGTATGAGCAAGCTAGAGTATTTTAGTTTGCAGCTGCTACCTACTTTTTTAGATATTGCTAGATCTACTAAACTAGCAGACAAAGGAACGCCAGTAACGCCAGTACAGGCGGCAATATCAGCGGCTAAACAATTACTAGACGAACTATCTAAAACTAAAGAAAATGAAAGCAATTTATCAGTTATTGAATAGCCCTAAATTTTGGCTATTGATAGTCTTATTTTTTATGCTATGGTTAAGTAGCTACTGGAATTTTTAAAATGGCAAACGAACAGAACTATAAAACTTTACTGGCAGCCCGCAAATACGACGCAACTAACATACCTAACGCAGAGCAAGTAGTACTAACAATACAGAGCAAAGTAATAGGAACGCTAGAAAATTACTGCGTGTATAGCGGGCTGCCCTAGCCTAAGGCGAGTAAAAGCACCTACGCGGCTGCTACGATCGCTAGCGCGCTAGTGCCGCCCTTTCAAGACGTTTTCGGGATCAAACTAACCACGCCTACAGATCGCCACAAAATAGCCTATTTTGATACAGAGAGCAGCCAGTATGATTTTCACAGGCAAATGAATAGGATCAAAGATTTTGCACTGTTAAATAAGCTGCCTGATCGCCTAGACGCTTTTAGCTTTCGCGAGGATATGCCTAGTCGTATTCGTAAAATGATAGAAACGTATTTAATCGATACCCCTAGCTGTAGCGTTATTGTGGTAGACGGTTTACTAGATCTATGTCTAAACTATAATGACGAGCGCGAGACTAGGCTACTTGCTAACTGGTTTAAGCGTATTACTAAAGTTTACAATATCTTAATGATAGGCGTATTACACTTAGGCAAAAATGGTGGCGAAAGTCTAGGGCATTTAGGATCTAATACCGATCGCTGGGCGCAGTCTACGCTGATCGTAGAAAAAAACAGGGAGACTAGACAATTTGTACTAAAGCCTAAATTTTTAAGATCCAGCGACGAGTTTGAGCCTATCGCTTTAATGAATTTTGAGGGGCGCTGGCAACAGCTACCGTATCAACAGCCAGTAATAGAATTACCTAAAAAAGTAAAAAAATCTTAACGCGGGGACAGGCGAAACTGAACGCTAATAACTATGGAAAACAAAAACAGCGGTGCGCTATACCGCAACAAAAAAGAAAAGCAAACGCAGCCCGATTACAGCGGTAACTGTTCGCTAGACGGTAAGCAGTACCGTATAGCGGGCTGGCTTAACAAAAGCAAAAGCGGTAACGATTATTTGCGTTTGTTATTTACAGAGCAACAGCCAGCGGATCTCAACGCTAAAGCGGTACAGACTACTGCTGCTATGCCGCCAATGAGTAATAATCAGGAAACTACAGACGATCTACCGTTCTAAAAAAAGTAGCCAGCGGGGCGCGAGGCGCGGGCTGGCTACGGACAAACGATCGCAGAACTAAACCGCAATCACTTGTGTTCACTACGAAAATAGTAAAAAATGGCAAAGGATCTAAAAAGCGCTACAGTTTTTTTTAAGCCCAATACGAACAGACCTAGAAAATACCGCAATATCAGCAACGCCCTAAAATTTGGGCAATTTGCCGCCAGTTTGGGCGCGTGGTACATAAACTGGTACGATCAGCAATCGGGCAAATTTGAGCGTCGTACGTGGCTTATAGCCGATTTTAAGAAAAAGTAGTAACTTAGTTTTCTCATAAGCAGTTAGTTGGTTTAGATTTTCACAGCAAGTAAAGGACGCGCCACGTTTCCACGTGGGGCGTTTTTTTATGCCCGCTGCGGGCTGATATTGTGCAGATTTTTTAAAAAATGTAGGTGAACACAAGTGAATGTACAATTTGTGGATAAAAAGTACTACAGATTTGTAGGTTATTCACAAAATTTCCTGTAACTTCGTAGGGTAGCGTGTGCGCGCACAAACGCGCCCACATACCCTACGAAAAGTGGAAATACTGAAAATTGTTAATAAAATTATTTTCCATTACTAGTAGCAGTAGTTTATATTCGTAAGGACAAACGAACACAACTAAAAAAAACCCGCGATCCGTTAAAATGAAACGGATCTTTTGGATCATAGGCGGTGCAGCTGCGCTGTATTTTTTAAGCCGCTATAAATTCAGTCAAAAAGCAAATTTTTTGCTTAGATCAGTTCGCGTTGGTGGTGGGCTATTTTCGCCAGTAATCAATGTAGATCTAGCAGTACAAAACCCCACTAATAGTAGAATAACTTTTAAGAGTGTTACTGGTAGTCTATCAGTAAACGATCAATTTTTAGCTAACGTATCAGCGTTTGGAGATCAAGTAATACAGCCTAATAGCGAAACAATTTTAAGACTACAGGCGCGCCCTAGTGCTACTGGAGTTTTTAGTAGTGTTCGCGAATTGCTGACTACGCCTATCGGGCAAATATCAGCAAACTTCACAGGATCAGCCAATATAGACGGTATTACTTACCCAATCAATGAAACGAAAACTATTTAATGGACGCGCAGCTTTTAATGGGTTTACTAGATCCGTATCAAGGCAAAGCGGACAAAATAGTAGAGGAACAGACTACTGGCGATATTATTGAGGCGATTTTAAAAGCGCATAGAGAACACGCCAGCGACTATGCGAAAATTAGTTCTTTTTTTTCGGGTGGATCTAAAAGAGACGTAGCTAAAAAGATTTATAACTTTTTACGCAAAAACGTAAAATACCGGATCGAGAGTAGCAACAGACAGACTGTAACCAGTCCGGCTAGTCTACTGGCGTTAGGTAGGGGGGATTGCAAGCATTATAGTTTATTCACAGCGGGTATCTTACAAAATTTAGGTATACCGTTCGCGTTTAGATTTGCTAGTTACAAAACTTTCGACCGCCAGCCACAGCACGTTTTTGTAGTAATAGATCCTAACACAGATCAGGAAATTTGGATCGATCCAGTTATAAGTACGTTCGACTATAAAAAACCGTATACTTACGCAATAGATAAAAAAATGGCAGTTTACAAAATATCAGGAATTGGCGCAACACAAGCGCAAAAAGCAGCGCTAAAAGCTGCAAAGCAGCAAAAAAAAGCGGCTGCGACTACAGCGCAGAAAAAAGCGGCAAAAGCTACGGTACAAGCCGCCCGCAAAGCTGCTGGACGTACAGCGGGGCAAGTTTTAAAGAAAGGTACTAGAGTAGTGCTAAAAGTAGCGGCTGCGCCTGTTCGTAATTCTTTTTTGCTATTAGTTACTATCAATTTTGCTGGACTAGCTACTAAGCTAGCTAGAGCGTGGGAGAAACAGCCTACAAAGCTGCGCACGTTTTGGGAGGGTGCGGGCGGTAAGCTAGAGGCGCTTAAAAAAGCGTGGGAGAAAGGATCTACTAAAAAGAGAATTTTTGGAGACGGTATGATCGGTGCAGCACCAGCGGCAGCCGCAGCTACAGCCGCGCCACTACTAGTAAAAGTAGCAGACGTGCTGCGTAGTATCGGAATAGATCCCGCAGAACTAGTGCAGATCGGTAAGGACGCAGTAAACGCAAAAGCGCAAGAACTAGCTAAAAAAGCGCTAGAGCCTAAAGCTGCAGAACTGGCTACAGATATTGACGTATCGGATCAGGTTTTTGAGGACGTTCCTACTACTATGTCTGTAACGCCCACTACAACTTTTGAAAAAAGTACAACGACTGGAAAAACTAATTTTTTACCCTTAGTAGTAGGTGGCGCTGCCATACTATACTTTGTAACTAGAAAATAAATGACTGCAAAACAAAAAGCAGCCCGCGCTAAATTTAAAGCGATCGTAAAAGAGGCTAGCAAACTAAGAAAGAAAAACCCTAAGCTGACGCAAGCGCAAGCTGTTAAGCAGGCGTGGGCTATTAGCTATGGCAAAAAACGCGCTGGAGTAGGTGCTACTAAAAAGAAAGCTACTAAGAAAAAAGCAGCTACGAAGGTAAAAGCTAAAAAAAGCAGATCTACGGAGATGCACACAGACACGAAAAGCCATAATGTAAATATCCGCGTAATGAGTGGAATTGGCGAAATTGGAGAAAAATTTACTAGAATTAGTAATGATATAAATGGTAATCCTAGATATGTAGTTCATTTTTTAGAATTACTTAATGACGAGGAAAGAATTTCAATACCGTTTAATAAAAAATATGAATATGCGGTAAAAAAAGCTAATAAGATAGGCGGAAAAAAATATGATAATAAGTCTTATGGCGGTGGTATAGCTTTCCAATCTTACAATATAGAAAGGACGTGGAATGAAATACAAAAAATAAAAAATACTACGCCAAAAATTAGAATTTAATGTATAAAATAACGCCCTATACTAAGGCAAAGGCAAGACGGTTAAAAGTAATCGTAAAGCCTAGCACTAGGAAAGGCAAAAAACTGGACGTTTATGATAGAAAAGGAAATTTTATAACGAGTGTAGGGGCTAGGGGATATTTAGATTATCCTAGCTACTTAAAGTTATATGGAAAAGCGGTAGCGGATCAGCGAAGGAGACTGTATAAGATGAGGCATAGAGGCGATAGGAAAATAAAATACAGCGCTGGATATTTTGCAGATCAGCTGCTTTGGTAAATTAGGACGTAATAAACAAATATAAAAAAAACAAAATGGCAAGACGTAAAAAAAGCACACGCAGACGCAAATCAGGTCGTCGTCGTATGGGTGCTATGGCTAAAGGCGCAGTAACACAAGCCTTAGGTATTATCGCTGGCGCAATCGCTGGTAAAATGGTGGCAAAAGCATTACCAATCGGAGACGAGCGTATCAAAAATGGCGCAGTAGTAGCCGCTGGTATCTTTTTCCCACAAATTGTTAAGGGAGATTTGGGTAAAGCAATCGGCAACGGTATGATCGCTGCGGGTGGCGCTGGTTTAGTAGGTAATCTAGTACCAGCACTAGGTCAAGCTGACGACGTTATGGAATTTCCTGTAACAGTTGGCGAGATCCCCGATAACCTTAGCGTAATCGCTGGAGAAGATAGCGTAATGGCTGGCGATAACCTTAGCGTATTAGCTGGATATGACGAGGACGATATGTACTAAAATTTTATTCACTTGTGTTCACCTACATTTAAAAAACAAAACGCCCCGCGTCAGGCAGTACGAATGACGCAACTAAAAAAATGGCATCAACAGTTGGAACGCGCCTAGCTTACGAAAAAGCAAAACAGGCGCTTGCAAACGCGGGTTTTAACCCAAATCAGGTAGTACTTTCTCAGTCTTACCTACGTTTAGAGGTAGCTTTGTCTACTACTATTACTAACTATCAGTTTCCTGTACTGGTAAACGACGTTTCTAGTAGCAATACTACTAGCTTTAACACAGAGCAGCGTCTTAATTTACAGGATAGTTTCGTTATTAGCAGTCTAGGGTTTTTCGTATGCGCGCCTAGTTCATCTACAGCTGTAGATTTTCAGCTTTGCACATACCCTAACCCCTACATTTTCTCAACTGCTAGTGCTGATACTAGTTTGTTTAACTGGTATAACAGTTCTCTTACTTTGACTGTAAATAACCGTCAAATTGTACCAGCGTACGATTTGTACCGTCATTACAGCGTACCACAGCAACAAGGTGGAAACGCTTACACTACCGCACAAACTGAGGCTTTTAGAGATCAGCAAGACGGTGGCGAAAGCGCTTTCTATCCAATCGAGCCAGCTTGGGTACTAGTAGGATCTAAGCAAAATACCTTACAAGTTCAGTTACCTAGCGCTATGGCTGCAGTACAAGCTAACAGCCGCGCGGTACTAATTTTGAGAGGTCATTTAGCGCAAAATTCGACGCCAGTGCGTTAATTTTCAACTACTTATGTATTTTACTAAGTTACATTAGTAGGGTTGGTTTTAATAGGTATAGGGCTGGCAGCCTAGCGCTGCCGCCCTTATTTAAAAAAAGAAAAATTTAAAAAAATGGCATTTAAAGCCGCAAAGTACGAACTGGTAGAATTGCTAGTAACAGGAGTAGCAGTAACAGGACAAACACAAACACAGTGGAATTTTCCTGATTTGCCAAAACTTCGTTACACAGCACTAATGGCGCTAGAGACTTTTGCAGTAGATACTATTACTGTAAGTCCTAATAACGTAGCCCTTCCTACCGCTGCTATTATGCAGAAATCATATCTAGTCCTTTATTCTAATGAGCGTCAGGATCTATACCGCATACCGCTGGTATCTTTGATCCGTACGCAAGCTACCAGCACGCCTAGCGCGCCTTTCGTTCGTAGCTTACCAGAGTTTAGCGGACAAAAAATAACGTGGGATAAGTCCTATGTGCAAATAGCAAGCGCACCAGCAAATACGACAAACTTTAGTTTTTGTTTTGGAGTTTACTATATCTAATAACCTATGCCAGCAACAGCCCAACTACGCAGCGCCAACGCGGTACTAAACTGGTACAATGATCAGGATCAGTCCGCGTGGAAAATATACAGATTTACTGTAGCCGATAAAAACTGTACCGATCAATATAACGGTATTAACAAAGAGGACGGTTTGGAAAGGTTACAAACTGCGCTTAGTTATATTGCGCCTGACGACTACGAAAACTATGTAATCGCTGTTTTTAATTCTAAGGACAAGGATAAAAAAGCACCAGCGGTCAATAAAGTTTTTGTAGTTAATGAACGTCCAGCGGGTATGGCAGTAATGGCTGGCTATGGTGGTATTAGTCCGCAACAGCACGAAATAAACACGCAGCTGCTAAACGAAATTCGCGCCCTAAGAGAAGATAGAATGAGTGAAATCGACGAGGACGAGGACGAGGCGGGCGACGATAGTATAGTAGCTGGAGATCCTGTAGAGCGTAATATAAAAACGATACTGGCTGTAGCAAATAGTCCAATCGTAATAGGCTTACTTACTAAGTTTATGCCTGATATTGCGCAGTACATACCGCCAGTACCTAGCGAGCCTGTACAGGCTGTAGCGGGTACGGTATCGGCTGAGGATCTACAGAAAACAATAGAAACGCTGTTCGGTAAGGGAGTAACGCCTGAAGATCTACAAAAGCTAGCTAGCTTGCCTAAAGCGCAGATTGGAATGTTACTAGGTATGCTAAGAAAAATGTAAATATGGCGATCTATTCAGCAAGTCAATTACTAGATAAAACTTTAACGGTAAATAGACCGCTTAATCTTTTTCGAGTTTTTGATATTAACAATAAAGGGGATCAAGCTAAGCCTGTTTCTAACAAATTGCCTAAAGGCTACAGATTTGTAGTAGACAGCTTTCTATCGCCTACGCCCGCTTACGTAAGCCAGTACGGTATTATGTACGCTAAGCGCAGCGATACCTATTTTACATTTAAAGGCAGAGACGGTAACTACTACGCTGTAAAAAATGAGCGCGCGGCTTTTGATAAGGATCAGTTAAAAAAGCAAGGTATTTTAACAGTAGACGAGGAAATAAAGCTAAGAGAAGAACAAAAAAAAGATCCGATCGATAAACTTTTTGAAGGGTTTGGAAATTTTGCTCAGTTTGCTAAATGGATCGTAATAGGAGTAGCTGCAGTATGGGCTACGGGATATATTATAAAATCAACTAAGAAATGAAAAAAGCATTACCAATAATTCTACTAGCTGGCGCAGCTATCCTGTTTATGTCTATGAGACGTAGACCTAGAGTAACTGTTACCGCTGATATGCCTATCAGGCAGACTGCAGAAGAATTTGAGGCAGACACTCAGGCGACTGTAAAACCTAGCTTAATCGACGCGGGTACTAACCTGATCAGCAAATTATTTGCTAAAAAGCCAGCACAAGCTAAAGCAGCTAGAAAGGCACAGGCTACCGCTGTAAAGCGTGCAGTTAAGACTAAGACAGCTACTAGAAAACAAGCTAAAGCAGTTACACAAACACTTGCAAAGGGTTTACCTACTATTCGTATCGGTGCTAGTTTTGGAGACGATCAGGTACTTTGCTAAAAAAATAACGTATGAAAAAAATGACGTGGCTATGGGTAATCGGTGGCGCTTATGTAGCGTGGTGGTTACTGCGTAAGAAAAAAACAGGAATGAAAGCGCCTACAGCTATGCAAGCTGCCAGCACAGCTAGGCAGTTAGTAGCAAACGCTGTAGATCAAACTACTTTCGAGCCTGATACGACAACAATGAAAGATCTCTATAAACAAGATCAAAACGCGTGCAAATGAGCTGTACAAAATTTATAACTGAGACAAAAATTTTTAGCGCTAGCGGTCAAACTGATACTAACGCAAATAGTGTAATTTTTGTTAATCAGGGTACGTCTAACGTAACAGTAGACGGTTTTCTCCTTACGCCTAACCAGTCGTGGAATATAACAGGAAACGAAAACGAAATAAATATAAAAGTATATTCTTTTAATTTTTCTGGTACTGGCGTTAATCAACTAACAGTAATCTTTAAACGCTACGTTTAATGTTTGTAGATTTTAATATACTTAACCAACTAGGCAGCCCTAGCATAAATAGCAATACGTTTGCCAACCGTCCAGCTGCGGGGCAAACAGGGCGCTTATTTGTGTCTACTGATACCTACGAAATCTACCGCGACAACGGTACAACGTGGGATCTAATCGGTGGACCAGGCAGTAGTACCGTTACTGGTACTGGTGCTGCTACGCAAGTAGCATACTGGACAGCTGCACAAGCGATAGGCGGATCTAATAATTTATGGTGGGATAATACGAATGGTTTTTTAGGAGTAGGCACAGCTGCGCCTACTACTAGAATAGAGGCAGTCAAGACAGACGGAATAGGAATTTACGCAAACTTTACTACTAACGCTGGTAGCGGTAGTGGTACTACTGGTATTTATTCGATTAATAATACTGCTAGTAGCGGCTATGCGGCAGTAATTGAGGAAAGAACGCCTAATACTACTGGCGGGCAATATCCGCTTTTAGTTAAGCATAGTTTAAGCGCTGGTACTGCAGCGATCGGTATGGGTACTGGTTTACAATTTCAGCTGCCTGACGACGCGGGTACATTTAAGACGACACAATTAACGATAGAAACGATAGACGCAGCGGCAGCAACGTATAAAACGCGCTATCGCTTTAACGTACAAAATAACGGATCTAGTACGCCTGTAGCTTACATAAATAGCACAGGCGTAGGAGTGTTTACAGCTACGCCTAGTTCAGCGCTAGATATTCATAGTACTGGTATAATGGTGCAACTTAATAGCACTAGTGCTACTACTAACAGCTTGCTAGCTTTTCAGCGTAGTGGTAGCGGACTGTGGCGCATAGGCGACTCGTATAACGGTGGTAGCAACTATTTTGAGTTACATAACACTGTTTTAGGTAGTAACGCTATGCAAGTTTTTGCAGCTACTAACAAAACTAGCTGGCAAGCAACAGAAACCTATACTACTGGACTAGCTAGAGGCAACTATTTTGACTACAATTTAAGCGTAGCGGCTGGTGGATCTTTTAGCAGTCCTAACGCAATTACTGCGCTAGGCGCTAGTTTAGATCTTACGCTAGCGGGTAACGCGACGATCCCTAGCGGTGCTAGATCAGGACTAGACGCATACAATAGTATTAGCTTTACTGGTACTGGTACGCTAACGCATAATCAGGGTACGCAGATCAGGGCGTATAGTAACGTAACCGCTGGCTGGGCTTTTGGTGGATCAGCGACAGGAACTATAACGCACCTAGCGGGCTTACGCGCGCTGTTTCCCGATAATAGCGGCAGCGCTGTAACGGTCACTAATAACTACGCATTACTATTAAACGATCAAACTGCTAACACAGGAACGGTTACCTATACCAATCGCTGGGGAGTTTATCAAGAAGGGGCAAGCGATTTAAACTACTTCGCTGCTAATACGCTAATTGGTACTACTGTAAATAGTGGTTACAAATTAGACGTTAATGGATCTGTAAACGGTGCAAGTTTTTATACAACTTCTAGATATATCGTTAATAGCAGTAGCAGTAGTGGAGTTAGCGATATATCTTTGGGCAGTTATGCAAATGGTTTATGGATAAATACGCCTAGCGGTACTACTGGATATTTAGCAGTAGCAGGATCAGCAGCTTATTCATTTGCTAGTAATTTACATACGTGGTACACTGATAATGGTAGTGGTATTTTACCGCGTATGACTTTAACGGCAGCTGGGCTATTCGGAATTGGCACAACGACGCCAGTATCAATTTTAGACGTTTTAGGTGGTACTGCATCATCAAGTAACTGGGGAAATGTTAATATAACTACTAGAAATGCTATAAATGCAGTAAATAGAATTTTTACAGCATTAAGGCTACAAGATAGTGGCAGTGGTGACGCGGCAGCAATCGGTTATTCGTACAATGGTACTGGATATGATTTAGAATTAGCAACTGTTCCAACTGTTGGTGGTGCATTAACAGAACGCGTCCGCATTACTTCGGCTGGTTTAGTCGGAATCGGCACAAGCACGCCAACAAATTTATTAAATGTGTCTGGTACTGGTTACATTTTTAATTTAAGTGGTGGCGGTACAAGTAGAATTGCTGGTAGTATTAATAATACAAGTGGTAATTTAGAATTTGGTTTAGAGGGAAATACCGGTAATCAATTATTCAGTGGAATGTCGGCATATCAAGCCGGAATTGGAACAAGTAATAACACATCATTAAATTTTGCAACAAACACAAGTGTAAAAGCATTAATAACAAGTGGTGGGAATTTTCTAATCGGCACAACGACAGACGCGGGGCAAAAACTGCAAGTAAATGGTACTGCTATAATATCAAATGTTTTAACAAGTGGTAGCACAACTGCTGGTAATGTTAATGTAAAATCTTTGCTAATAGGAACTGACGGAATTGAAACCAATTATAGATGGCAGTATTATTTAGACGTTAATGATAATTTAATAACTTATTCACGATCATTCGGCGATTTAATAAAAATGGAATACGTTTCAGGTGCTGTTACATTTAATAATACAATTAAAACTGGCGCGCCAACAACAGGAACAGCGGCAACGTGGAAGCTAGGAAGTAAAGTAGCAGCAGCAGTAACACTAGACACTAACAACTATATTGAAGTAGAAGTTGGCGGAGTATTTTACAAATTAGCAATCGTAACTTAATAAAATAAAAATGGGATATTCAATTCAACCAGTCCAAATATGGACTAACGGA